ACGTATTAGATAAAGATTGGTGCGATAAAGTATCGGAAAAGTGCTCAACCGCAAGAACGTTAAAATCTACAGATATATCTGATTTGCATTGGCTGACTATTGGCGATTCACATACTGCCGCGTATTCGAAGGAAGGTTCAATGGTTATAAAAACTGATGGACTTACGCTTAACGGACAAATAAAAACGAATTTTGAATATGTGACAAAACATATATTAGAGTGTATGCCAAGAGGAATTACGATGTCTTTTGGAAACATAGATATTAGGCACCACCTTTGCAGATTAAATGCAGATAGTATGCCTATGTTAAAAGAATGGAAAAAGTTCGGTGAAGAGTTAGAACGTAAGGGAATAAAAGTAGAATACTCAACACCATGGCCAATAGAGTTCGAAGAACGAAAACTACCAAAAACCGGTTATTATAAAGATAAACCATTTTGGGGTTCTCGCGAAGAAAGAATCAACGCTTTAAACCAATGGATATCCAACATGGATGATCTAGGTATGAAGAGGGTTGAATATCCTGAAGAGTGGCTCACTATGAATAGTGAAGCATACGCGAAGGACCATATGGAAAGCACATCATCGGTACACCTATCTCCTGAGTCATATAGACGCAAAAATTGGGGAATTAACTGTGTACAATTGACTGATTTCATGTTATAATATACACATTAATTAATAAAAGAGGAAATATGCCAAGTATAAATTTACAAGCTCAACCAAGAAAGTTCAACAAAAATCGGAAAGGTAAACGAGACAATCGTCCGCCTCAAGATATGCCTTTTGAAGTAGGATTGAGAAAGTTCAAAAAAGCTGTAGAAGCTGCAGGTATCTTACAAGATGTCCGAGCTAAGGAATTCTATGAGAAACCTACAGCAAAACGCAAGCGTAAAAAGGCCGAAGCAATTTCGCGTCATAAGCGAGAATTGAGAGCCCAAGAACAAACCCAGTTTGGTAGGAGAAAAAGATAATGTCAGTAATGGACAAACTAAAAAAGAACTCTAAGATTAAAGCTTCAGATGTTCTATCAAAGTCAGTATTCTTTAGTGATAAAGAAATGACTAAAACAGAAGTGCCGATGGTTAACGTCGCTTTATCGGGAGATCCGGATGGTGGATTAAGTCCTGGTTTGACAGTATTAGCCGGTCCTTCTAAACACTTTAAAACATCATTTGCCTTATTAATGGCAGGTGCATATTTAAAGGAACACGAGGATGCAGTGTTACTATTTTATGATTCAGAGTTTGGTTCACCGCAATCATATTTTGAATCATTCGGTATCGATACTGATAGAGTATTGCATACACCAATTACTGACGTCGAGCAGCTTAAGTTTGATTTAGTAGGTCAATTAGAAAATATTGAAAGAAATGACAAGGTTATTGTCGTCATTGATTCTATTGGCAATCTTGCTTCGAAGAAAGAATTAGAAGATGCGCTAAATGAAAAATCAGTTGCTGATATGTCAAGAGCCAAAGCGCTCAAAGGTTTATTCAGAATGGTCACTCCTTATCTGGCTATGAAGAATATCCCTTTGCTTGCTGTTAATCACACATATCAAGAGATTGGATTATTTCCTAAAGCTATTGTTTCTGGTGGTACTGGAATTTATTATTCAGCAGACAACATTTGGATTCTTGGAAGGCAACAACAAAAGCAAGGAACCGAAATTAAAGGTTATAACTTTGTGATCAACGTCGAGAAATCACGGTTTGTAAAAGAGAAGTCTAAGATTCCAATCAGCGTAACTTGGGAAGGTGGTATTGCTCCATACTCAGGATTACTAGATGTGGCATTGGCCGGTGGTTATGTCCAAAAGCCGAATGTAGGTTGGTACTGCAGAGTTGATATGGAAACAGGAGAACTAGTTCAACCTAAAGTAAGAGAAAAAGATACTTTAGAAGAAGAGTTCTGGAAGCCTATATTTGAAAATACAAACTTTAAAGAGTTTTTGAAAGGCCATTATCAAATAGGTCATAAACCGTTACTAGACATCGAACTCGATATTGAGCAAGAACATGGATAATCATTTTATTACAGTAGAACACCCAGAATCTGATTTTTATGCTATTCAGTTAAATGACAATTCACCATATGACGGTGTAAGATTTATTTATGGCACCGTATCCATTAAAGAAAGTCCGGAACTAGATGTGGCCACACTATCATTTACGTATAACATAAATGATCCAGGTGATTATGACCACGACACATTGAGAGATGACGAGGCTTTTAATAACTACCTCGGAGATCTATTAACACATATTATTCAAGAAGGGACAACGAAACTTGCAGAACGAAATACCGACACACGTACTAAGTCATCTACTTAATAACGAAGAATATTGCAGACGGGTAATACCGTACCTTCAAAAAGAATATTTCGAAGGGATCCATAAAGTAGTATTCGACCTTATTGTTAGCTTTGTAGCGGCGCATAACAAATTACCTACTGGTAGAGTGCTAGATATTGAGCTACAAAAAGTGTCAGCGCCAGAAGATGTATTAAACCAATCATCAATGTTAATCAACGAGATCGGTAATAAAACTGATTTAGATACTGATTATCTTATTAATGAAACTGAAAAGTGGTGTAAAGATCGTGCAGTATATCTCGCGATTATGGATTCTATTGGTATTATTGATGGAAAGGATCCGGAAAAAAGCGAAGGTGCTATACCAGAAATACTTTCAACAGCTCTTGGCGTATCATTTGATCAAGCAATTGGCCATGATTACATCGACGATTCGTCTGCTCGTTTTGATTTCTATAATAAAACGGAAGAACGTATTCCATGGGATCTTGACTATTTCAATAAAATTACTAAAGGCGGTATACCGAATAAAACACTAAATGTATGTTTGGCTGGTACTGGTGTAGGTAAATCTTTGTTTATGTGTCATAACGCAGCATCAGTTTTACAACAAGGTAAGAATGTTCTTTATATTACTATGGAAATGGCTGAAGAAAGAATCGCTGAACGTATTGATGCAAACTTAATGGATCTACCTATTCAACAACTAGAATCATTGCCTAAAGATGTATTTTCTGAAAAGATACAAAAGATTGCAACAGGCACAATCGGTAAATTATTGATTAAAGAATATCCAACCGGCGCTGCGCATTCTGGTCACTTTCGAGCTTTATTGAATGAATTAAAGCTTAAAAAGAAGTTTGCTCCTGATATCATATATATAGATTACCTAAATATATGTTCGTCATCGCGCATGAAAGCCATGGGTGGTAGTATAAATAGTTATACCTACATCAAAGCTATTGCTGAAGAATTACGTGGTTTAGCGATTGAGTTTAATCTGCCAATTATGACAGCAACTCAAACGACTCGATCAGGTTTCAGCAATACTGATGTAGGACTTGAAGATACATCAGAATCTTTTGGCCTCCCTGCTACAGCTGATTTGATGTTTGCATTAATAGCAACTGAAGAATTGGATGAACTTAACCAAGTAATGGTTAAGCAACTTAAAAATAGATATAATGATCCGACTAAATTTAAACGATTTGTAGTCGGTATCGATCGTGCACGTATGAAATTGTATGATGTAGAAGAATCTGCTCAATCTGATATTATGTCAGATATGAGTATCCCCGATAAACCCATCGCGACGTGGGGGGATAAGGAAAATAAAGACACGTTTGCGGAATTTAAAGTATAGGAGAAATATATGTTAGATTGGATGAAATCTAGATTGGTTGAAAGAACCTCGCACGACGGTATTGCGTTGATTGCGGTTTGCGGTTCAGTTGTATTATTTGGCGGCTTGGCTAAAATGTTAGCTTGGGTTGGTTTAGTATATGGTATCTACACCTTGGTAAAGAAAGAGGATTAATTAGTGTTTAAAGTACGCGTTATTTCGTATAGTAAGCCAGCAATTGGCGTTGATTTGAAGGATGATTTATTACAAATGGTCGCATATTGCGCTCGTGTTTCAAATCCAGAAAACCAAAATAATGAAGAAACTGCGGAAAAGTTGGTCAAGTATCTGATTAAACACCAGCACTGGTCACCTTTAGAGATGGCCAGTGTCTGCATGGAAATAGATACAACCAGGGATATCGCTCGGCAAATTCTTAGACATCGGTCTTTTTCGTTTCAAGAATTTAGCCAGCGGTATGCTGATCCTATCAAAGATTTGAGCTTTGTTACTAGAGAAGCTAGAATGCAGGATAATAAGAATCGCCAAAATTCAGTCGTTCTTGGAAGTGATGATCCTATTCATCATATATGGGAATCATATCAAGAGGTGATTATTGAGCGTTGTAAACATGCTTATGAATGGGCTATTGAGGCCGGCATCGCAAAGGAACAGGCTAGAGCAATACTACCTGAAGGTTTAACAATGTCTCGTATGTATGTCAACGGAACATTGAGATCTTGGATTCATTACATTCAGTTGAGAGCGGCAAATGGTACTCAAAAAGAACACCAAGAAATTGCTAAAGCTTGCGCAGAAGCGATATATCAAATATTTCCTTTAGATGATGTTATATAAACGCAATTTAATATAACAAAATAGTCTAAAAAAAGGGTGTACAAAGCCATAAAAGTGGTGTATAATATACCTATATTAAATGATGAGGAAAGCGAATATGAACGAACTAATTGAAAAAACCCAAGAACTTTTAACTATCATGCAAAACCAATTGCATGCTAA